ATAATGATCACGTTTTCAGTCCTCGACTATGCTGACCAGCAATTTGGCACCGTTATCAACGGCCGGCGGGTCACTCTGCGACTTCGCTACAACGTGACAACGGATCGATGGAGCTTTGACCTATCCCTTGATGACCTGCCCGTCCTGCATGGCCGGAGAGTGGTTATAGGCGCTGATCTATTGGCTGCCTTTAACCTTGGCATCGGCGTCATCTTTGCCGCTCCCATAAAACAGGGGTCGGTTCCTGATCGTAGCGCGCTGCCGGCGGGAGAAGTCAGAATATTCCAGGCATCTCAGGACGAAATAGATGCTGCAGTACCTTCGTAAAATTTCGGCCGAATTCGCCGGCGGGCTGATTATCAACCCCGGCGCCGTCGCCGCACATGAGATCAAGATAGAGTTTTCGATCACCAAGGGTATCAGCTCGAAGTCAAATACGGCCAAGATTTCAATCTGGAACCTGAATGAAAGCCATCGAAATTCGATGGGCAAGGAATTCGACAAGATCACCCTGAAGGCCGGCTATATGCCGCCCAATAGTCCTGGCAATGTCGGGATCATCTTCAAGGGCGATGTCCGCGACGTCGAGCACCGCCGAGAGGGGCCGGATATCATCACCACGATTTCATGCGGTGATGGGCAAAAAGCTCTTCTGCGGTCCAACATCTCGAAGTCGTTTCCCAAGGGGACGCCGACGAAGTATGTGATCGAAGAAATCTACAAGCAGATGGAGCGAGAGGGTATTGACCGCGGCGAATGGAAATTCCCCGACAAGATGCCCGAGAAAACAAAACGTCCCTATGCGACATGCGGTTCATGCCGCCGGGAACTCGACACGATCGGGCGTAGCAATAAGTTTTATTGGAGCATCCAGAATGAAGCGCTCGAGATCGTTCCGGGAGATGGCTACATCGGCGGTGTCGTTCTGCTGACGCCGGAAACGGGGATGATCGATACCCCCGCCATAACAGATACAGGCGTTCGTGTTTCCGCTCTTCTCAATCCAGAAATTCGCCCAAACCGGCGCGTCCAGCTCAAAAGCCAGACATTGGAGATGAACGCCCAAGACGGCATGTATCGCGTCTCCGAGGTCACATTCTCGGGAAGTAATTGGGATGGTGATTTCAAGGTCGATATCACGGCGGAAAGCATCAAGGGCGGCAAGGTAGATCAGGGGGTCAATGGCTGATGGCTGGCTATCTCGGAAAAACCACGAACGATCCCCGCGATATCACCGATCGGCAGGCTCAGGCTCAGCAAGAAGCGCAGTGGGGGCCGATCCCGGGCCGGATCGTCTCATATGATCACGATAGCCAGACGGCCACGGTTCAGCCGCTCTATCGACCACTGCACAATGGCCAGCCGGTGGACATGCCGCAATTGCTTGAGGTTCCTGTCGATCTTCCAAGAACGGCAGACGCTGCGATTACATTCCCGATCAAACCCGGCACGCGGGTTGAGCTGGCTCCGATGATGCGCAGCATGGATAACTACGACGTTGACGATGACGGCGCACCTTATGATGCAAGATCGTTCAGCCTGTCAGATATGCGGGCAAAGATCGCTGGCGGGGATAGTGCCTCCTCACCACTCGACAACGTTGATCCTGACAACACTCATCTGCGGTTTTCTGCTGATGGACTTTTCGGGCTGAAGGGAAGTCCGGACGGGAAATTCCAGATCGCTGGCGCCGAGGGCGAATGGCTAGACTTGCTCGCCACCCATGTGGAGCAGAGCGCAAGAGGTTTTCACCTCCTGGCTACTGAGCCCGCTCTCATCCACACCGGGGATTACGAGGACATCGGCGATCAGCTTGACGTGATCTCCGGGAAATTAAGGGCCATGATTTTATGACAACGAGTCATTTTTCCCTCGCCATAGACCAGAGGACGAATGATATATTTCTGTCAGATGACGGCAATCTGTCCACGGTTTCCAATGCCGAGGCGGTTGGGCAACATGCGCGACAACGCCTATCCACCTTCAAGACGGAATGGTTTCTGGACACGACGGCTGGCCTCCCATGGCTGGATGAGGTCTTGGGGCACAATTACGACGCAGCCTTGGCTGAAGCCATCGTGAAGGCAGAGCTATCAAACACAGATGGCGTGACTGAGATCACGTCCTTCTCGGTGTCGTTTGATTTCGCAACTCGCGGCCTCGTGATCAAATCTGTCGACGTCAATACCGTTTATGACGAAGAGGTATCGCTATGACTGATTATGGCGTCGTCTCGACGGGATTTTCGCGCAAGCCGCTTTCGGTCATCCTTGCCGAAATGGAACAGGCGAATATCGATGTTTTTGGCTCTGGATTGATCCAGACATCTCAATCGCCAATGGGGCAGTTGAACGGTCTGCGCGCCGAAGTAATATCGGCTGTTTGGGAGATGTACGAGGATGTCTACCAGTCCTACGACCCAGACCAGGCCGAGGATGTCCGTCTCAACATCCTAGCTCGGCTGAGGCTGATATCTCGCATTGATGGAGAAGAAGACGCCGCACTACGACAGGCGATCACCAACGCTGGGGTAGCGAACACCCGAGACGCGGACTTTTATCGTGAAGTCCGAAATGTATCAGGCGTCACATGGGCCAAGATTTATAGCAACGATACCAACGCGACAGATGCTAATGGCTTGGCAAGACACAGTGTTTCTGTCGTCGCCTTGGGTGGAGACGATTCCGCCATAGCGCTTGTTGCTCGGCAATATATTGTTCCTGGAATTTCCTCCTATGGGAACACCATTGTTTCAACTGAGATAGAAGGTTTCTGCCGGTCAATCTCCATCATGCGACCCGCTCAGATCCCGATATTTTTGAATGTGACCGTTGACAAACACAATGATGCTGCCGGCTGCCCGCCTCCGGCTAATGCCGCGATTGCCCAAACACTCTATGCTGGTCTGAGCGGCGACAACCGGCCAGCAAACGGAACAGACATCACATTGCACATGGCTCGAACGATTATCTCAACCGTCTATCCCAATGTGGAGGTGACTGCGGTTGTTGGTGGCAGAGTGGGGGATACCCCCGCAGCGCTGCCGCTGCCGATCGATTTCGATGAGATTTCACTGATTTCGCTTAGCAACATTTCCGTGATTTAGCTTCCGCCATCTTCGCCGAAAATCTGACTAATCCCGCCTTGGCATAAGCGCCCATCAATGAAAATTGCCGGATGTTTGTCTGCGCGCGCCGTAATGAGGAATTGCCATGGCCAAGGAGATCATCAACGTTGGGGACGCCCCCAATGATGGGACAGGCGACGCTTTGCGGAGCGCGTTTCTAAAAACGCAGAGTAACTTTGATGAACTGTACCAGACCACTGCGGACCTGAAGGATGATGTTGACGATATTGCCGGCAAAATCCGTATCCTGAATACCTTCGCCGAGATTGCCAACACTACGATTAGCTCTGATACGAGCGGCCTGAAGGTCCTCGGCCGAAACGTCGCCGGCGATAATAAGGGGTCATATCTCAAAAGGGTATCTGCCGGAGCCGTTCTAAACAACGCGCGCGCTCAGTCTCTTGATGGTGCCAAGTGGGAGATATATCGACCTGACGGCGTCGAAGACTGGTATGCAAGCTGGTTTGGGGCATCTGAGAGTAACACCGGCGCGCAGAATGATTCTGTATGGGCAAGTATTCTAACGGTGGCTCTTCCAGGCGAAGGTGTCGTTTGGACAAAATTCACTACGGGGATATTCAATTTTACGAATACGATCCAGTTTTACCCACTTCAATTGATCGGCGAAGGCGAGATCATTCTCGCCGGGTCTGTCTTGGGAAATTCGGTAAATACGATTGTCAAGAAGGGGAAAATCACTCTTCAAAACACGCATGCCACTGTTGGTTGGAAAATAGGATTCACCCGGGTTATCGACCCTGGTTCCGTCGATATCAAGCACGACTATGTGGACTATCAAGAGGTAGACGACAGCGAACCATACCCCCTGACCTTCACCGCCGGCGCCACGGTCAAGGATCTATCCTTCTATAGCTGCCCAAATAACAGCGATACGTGGTCTGCTTTGTCTGCTGGCGTGACTGTTTCGGGTGATCTCGCCACTTTCAATTTTTCCGCTCAGCCAACGAATAGTTGGCTAGCTGCTTTCGATGAAGCGCCAGAAGTCGGATCTTACTACTCTTGCGGAGCGGGTCCAGGCGGCTTTCTGAATATGCAGGCAATCTTCGTCAAAACGGAGAACAGTTACCGCGCGGTGGTTCAGGATGCTTCTAATGATATGGGCATCAACCAGGTGGAGAAGGTGACCAGCGTAAGCAACGTCACAACCGCCGTCACCCCACTGTCGACTGCTGACATGCCGGCTTTCTACCTCAGAAATTCCACTCTGGCGATCTACATCACGAAGTACAATGAATACATCATCGCCCAAAACGGCGTGACAATTGTCGGCCCGATTAGAACGCCGAATGGCGAAGCTATCACGGCTGTGGGCTGGGGATTCTATAACCAGGCCTTCACCTTCACATGCGGGCTTCTGCATCCGACCAAAACTCGTCGTCCGAGACCTCCAGCCCCAAGACCAATGAAGATCGTCTGCTTTGGAGACAGCCTTACTGATCCTGCGGTTCCCGGTTGGCCGGAGCACATGACTGCTGCTCTCCAGGGATCCAATGGTTCCCAAGTCGAACAGGTTATCAATACAGCCATCAGCGGCAACACATCTACTCAGCAACTTACGGCACTAACTGCCCTTGACAAAACAGGGGTCACTCTTGCCGTCGGCATGATCGGCGTCAATGACGCCCAGCAGGGTTTTAACTCCAGCTCGTTCAAGGCCAATATCCTGGCAATTGCAGACTTGTTCAAAGCGGTTGGAGCGCCGGTCGTATTTGTGACAGCTCATGCTTATTATAGCCAGGTGCAGGCGGCTGTATTCGGTGGAAAAGGCGGAGTAACGCTCAATCAAGAGTCTGGATCCGTCTATCGAGAAAGCATGAAGTGGGCCGCAGCACAGGCCATTATTGCCAATAGCGTCCCTTCAAAGGTGATCGACATAACGTCTGTGGTGCCGCCCGCGCTGACGAAGTACCTCGATTGGTCATCGAGCGTCCATTATGGCGCCAGAGCAGAGCCAGTCGTTTATGACAATGTTCACTTTCATATGAAGGCCAGGACTTATCTAGGTCGTGCTGCGGCGATCGGCGCTCTTGGTCTTTTATGCCCAAAGGCTCGACGCGGAGTCGAACCCCTTCCTGTGCTAAGCACATGGATGAGAAATTCATGGACACAAGCATCTAATTGGCAAAGTTTCTGGTGGATAGATGCGCAAGGCGTCAAACACTTGAAGTGTTTCCTTATCGGCGGGTCCACGATCGCAGATGGAACAATTGCTATTCAGCTTCCAACAATGCTTCGACCAGCCAACCCGAACATAAATCCCCGAGGCGGCAGTATTCTCGATGGAGCCTATTCTCCAGGATCGCCGAACGCATCGCTTCAGATGGCTATTGATGGCAGCCTAAAAGTCTTCGCAGTTGATGCGTCTACTAAATTCTTCTCCTTCGAGATTGCGTATGTCTAGGAAATAATTGGAAAATTACCATCGTATAACGATGTGTTGCTTCACCCAAAAAATCTATTTTTCTCCGTTCGTCCGGATGTTTCGACAATTCATTGTCGCGGCACTCTGGCGCGCGCTTTGGCGATCCGAGGGCATGTAATGGCAAAACAGACAATCAATATTGGCGTTACGGCGAACGATGGGACGGGCGATACCCTTCGCGATTCCTTCAGGAAGGTGAACGAGAACACCGATGAGCTCTATATTGCCGGGGATAAAGCAAGCACCGCCCTTCAGCCGAGCGACGTAGGAAGCGCCGCTTTTAGAAGCGCTGATGACTTTGCAACAATCAATCAGGGTGAGAAGGCAGATAGCGCCTTGCAGCCAAGCGATGTCGGCTCGGCCGCGCATAGTGATGTTGAAGATTTTGTTGCATCCAATCGGACCGTCGCTGTTGGATCCGGCCTTGCGGG